TCCCTGCCGGCAGCAACTTTCAACGGAAGGAGCCAAACACCATGGACATAAGAGACTGTATCTCCGGTGAGCTACTCATTGCGTATCTCTCTTTGGAACACAATCAGAAGCTTAGGGTGTATGACTTCATTTTGAGCTTGCTAAGAAGCGAATGTAGTCAACCACATTTTGCCTCTTATCAGGAGGAAGCTTTGCAAGCAGATGGCTAATATCCGCATCGAGCCCGTCATCAGAAATGGTGCCGGGCCTTCTACTTTCTCTCTCCATCTTTGCGTCAAATCCCATTAGCCATGCTTCGGAAACATTTAGTGCAATGGCAAGCGAGTAAACCGCATCCTGCTTTCCCTCCCAATCACCTTTAAGATAACGAGAAATGCTGGACTTGCTGATTCCGGATCTTTTAGCAAGTTCGGTTTGAGTGATGCCACGATTCTCTATTGCTCTTTTCAGTCTTGCCGCGAATGTTTCCACTCTTCCGCTCATTGCAAGTACCTCTCAACCTCTATATTGCCTTTATTATAAACTGTCGGTTTAGAAAAATCAACATTGAAAAACAAACGGTTTAGATTTCTCAAATGTTTGTGTTGACAAATCGGGCTGGAGTTGTTATTATTGGAATGGTTGAGATATATCAACATTTTGAGTTAGGAGGTGATGAGTTGATGCCTAAAATGGATTATCGTAAACTACTGGGGCGAATCAAAGAGTTCGGATTTACTCAAAAAACGGTGGCACCTATTATCGGAATCAGTGAGGGACAACTGAGCCAAAAGCTCAATGGCAACTATGCATTCAAACAGACAGAGATTCAAAAGCTCTGCGAAACGCTTGATATTCAGCCAGACGCAATTGGCGAGTATTTTTTTTCATTAGAAAGTTGATAAATATCAACTATACGGCAATAAGATCCAACCAGAACAACATGAAGTACGAAAGAAAGGAGGATCTATGTGGCAACTCTCAACCCCGCCTACACCAAGCCTGTGTTTGAGTTAAGCACCGAAAAGATTGACAAATGTCAGAGCGTCCCTCTTGCAGCAGCGATTTTTGAGGGAGCATGGGCGTTCTTTCAACAGCCCGGCGCAGAAGAACACTTTCAAGAATGGAAACGTCGCAAAGCAGAAGCGGCAAAGAAGTAGCAAATAGCCTTAGGAGAAGAAAGGAGCACCAATGAAAGCAGGAAAAACCCTCCAAGAGCTTGCAACAGAAATCGAAAGGCAGAACGGCGCCAAGCGCGATCTGCTGGTAAGAACCGACGCCATGCGCCTGATAGGTGATGATGGCGAACACATGGCCCTTGATGTTGGCCTGCCTGTCCCGGAGCAGTTCGGCATAAACAATATTGCCCACCGGCAGATCGGTCAACATCTGGGCATCCCCCAAAGGTACTACGACAAAATGCGCACCGAGTATCCAAGCCTGCTCACTGAAAACGTGAATGGCTGGTTTGGCCGCACACCTTCCACTCGGATGGTAAGAACGCTTGACGGAACAGCCCGTGCATTCCTTTCGGAGCGTTATCGCCGCATCGACAACTATGAGGTAGCCATGACCGTGCTGCCGCTCATAGGCGATATTCAGGGAGCAACCGTTGAAAGCTGCGAGCTGACCGACAGCCGCATGTATCTCAAGGTGGTCAACCCCCGTCTTACCGCTGAAATCCGCAAGGGGGATGTGGTGCAGTCCGGCATCGTTATAAGTAACAGCGAGGTGGGTATGGGCTCTGTGACCGTATCGCCTCTTGTGTACCGGCTGGTGTGTTCCAATGGGATGATAGCGGCGGACAGCAGGGTGCGTAAGTACCATGTTGGGAGGATCAACGAAGCCGATGATGGATATGGTATCTACCGGGATGAAACCATAGCAGCTGATGACCGGGCCTTTATGATGAAGATTGCCGACACAGTAAAGGCGGCTGTCGAGCAGGCGGTATTTGAACAAATCATATCAAAAATGCGGGACGCAACCGAGGCCACCATGGATGGCAAGATGGTTCCCCAAGTCGTAGAACTCACTTCCAAAGAATACAACATCACGGAAAACGAGAGCGAAAATATCCTGGGCTATCTCATAAACGGCGGTGATTTGAGCCTGTACGGGCTTGCAAACGCTGTTACTCGCCATGCTCAGGACGTGGACAGCTATGACCGCTCCACCGAGCTTGAAGCCATTGGATACCGGGTACTCACGATGCCCCCGGCGGTATGGCGCAAGATCAACGCTGCTTAGGAGGGGCGCAGACATGGCACTGTTTTTCAGAACCGAGCGAGGCGTGGCTTACTTGAAAATCACCCTCCAAGAACTTATAGACTACTCGGACAATTCCGCCCCGGCATGCGACAACTGCCTTGACCTGCTGAAAGAAACGGAAGAAGTTGTCTTAATCCCCCTTTTGAACGAGGCTTTCTGCCCCAAGTGCGCCAAGGAGCGGCTTGCCCAAGTGGTACGGTATCCCGAAGATGCGCATATCGAAAGACGCCGCGAGCTATTCTGGCGGAACTGGTTTGGCATTACAGAGGGGGGATAACCGTGATCTTCTGGACGTGCCCGGATTGCGGCGCAAACCTTGACCCGGGCGAGAGCTGCGATTGCAGCAGGCCCGAACTACCTGCCCTGTCGCTGGCAGGGAAGCCTGCACCAAAGGAGAGAAACCATGTGGCTTACAGAAATGCGAAACAAAACAGACCCGCCCATCATGGTAAAAGAAGTTGTTCCGGTCATACAAAAAAGGTTTCCGTCGTATGACGCGCAACTTCATTCCAAGGTGGAACGGCCGGAGAAGTACGGCGTTGAGCTTTGCAAGGAAGCGGAAAGGGACATTTGCTTACATTTCGGCTTTGAGCGTGAAACCGTCTCAAAAGGCCGTAAACCCGAAAAGCGCTCATTGCCATGTAGGATTAGCTGCCGCCTTGGAAATGACGAATACACCCGTTTGCAAACGCTCTTAGAGGCGCTTGGGAACATAACCGTCCAAGACTGGCTGCGTCCAATAGTAATACGCTGCATCAACGAGCAAGAAAGAACTGCACATCAGATGAAAGGAGCAACCATGCAAGAGAAGGTAATCGTATCAGTTCAGTTTCGCAACCAATACAACAAAAAGGCAGAAGAATACTCCGGGCGGCAATACAGCTACTATTGCTCCATTCCTGTGGCGGTAGGCGATAAGGTTCTCGCGCCCACAGCAAAGGGAGTATCGGAGGCCAAGATTTGCGCGGTAGACATATCGCCTGCCGCCCTTGAAAAAAACGTGCTTGCCATTCTCAAAACGATTACGGAACGCGCAGGGGAAGGAGCTGCTTCCAATGCCGAATGAACTCATTATCGTTAAGCAGCTCCCCATAATCGAAGAACGGCTCCGCACTATCCGAGAGCAGATCGAGGCCAGGACAAACGAGGCTCTGTCCCTCGCCTGCACCGAGGATACCGTGAAGCAGATTAAAAAGGTACGCGCGGAACTCGGGAAGGGTTTCCGTGAGCTTGAGGCCCAGCGCAAGGCCGTAAAGGCAAAGGTTCTTGCCCCGTATGAGCAGTTTGAGGCCATCTATAAGGAGTGCGTAACCGATGTGTTTGGGCCGGCAGACGCAGAGCTGAAAAGGCGTATTGACGAGGTGGAAATATCGCTCAAAGCGGAAAAGAGACAAGAGGTTGCTGCCTACTTTGACGAGTACGCCGCCGCCCTGGGTATCGACTTCGTGCCGTTCGATAATGCCGGCATAAGCGTATCAATGACGGCAAGCATGAAGAGCCTGCGAGCCGCTTCAAAGGATTTTCTCGATCGCGTTGCGCGCGATCTTGAAATGATAGACACGCAGGAGCATAAAGATGAAATCCTTGTCGAGTACAAGAAAACGCTGGATGTCTCCCGCTCTGTCACCACCGTATCAAAACGGCATGAGGCCATTGCCTTGGAACAGCGGCGCCGGGAAGAAATGCGTATCGCCAAGGAACAGCGCGTTGCAGCCGCCGAAAAAACCATTTCGGCCGCAGAGGAAAACGCTCCACTGGCTCCACCGAAAGCAGCTGTTGAAGAAGAACCGAGCATAGACGAGGAAAACGGCAACGCTCTGTATTCTACCACCTTTACCGTGACAGGAACCATCAAGCAACTCAAAGAACTCAAGGATTTCTTAGTAAATGGAGGTTATCAGTATGAGTCAGTCAAATCCTAACGCCCCCGCCTTGCAGCAGCCGCGTTTCTCCGTGGCCGTAACCACCAAGGGATACAAAGACCTTATAAACAACACACTCGGCGATCCTGACCGGGCTAAGCGGTTTATCGCTTCCATAACGTCAGCCGTAGCCGTGAACCCCCTGTTGCACAACTGCGATGCAGGAACCATTCTTGCAGGTGCGCTCCTTGGGGAAAGCCTCAACCTGTCCCCTTCTCCGCAGCTCGGCCAGTATTACCTTGTGCCGTTTGAGTGCAAGGTGAAAGGCCCTGACGGTAAGGTGATATATCTGACCGATGAAAACGGGCAGAGGCTCAAGGACGAACGCGGCAGATGGATTCCTCAGACCGAAAAGAAAGCAACCTTCGTCCTTGGCTACAAGGGCTATATCCAGCTTGCCTTGCGTAGCGGCGCATACGCCGATCTGGATGTAATGGAAATCAGGGAAGGCGAATACCTCGGCAAAGATACAACCACGGGAAAGCCCCGGTTCTCTTTCGTGGAGGACGATGATGCCCGCGATGTTTTACCTGTAATTGGCTATATGGCCTACTTTGAATACCTTAATGGGTTTCGTAAGGTTCTGTTCTGGACCAAGGCGAAGATGATGAACCACGCCGACCAGTACAGTCCTGCGTTCAGCGCAGAAGCTTATCAGAAAATCCAGAACGGGGAAATCGCTGACCAGGACATGTGGAAGTATTCCTCTTACTGGTACAAGGACTTTGACGGTATGGCAAAAAAGACCATGCTCCGCCAGCTGATATCAAAGTGGGGCGTTATGTCTACGGACATGCAGATCGCCATGGACAGGGACTTCTCCTTGCAGGAACTTGGAACGGGCGGAGAGCTTGTAAATACCCCTGAAGCTCTGCTGCCAATCGCGCAGCAGAACTATGAGCTGATCCAGCCTGAAGCAGACGCCGTTGTAGGTCAGGTAGATCTCAGTGAGCTGTAAAGTTTCATTTGAGGTTATCTCCACCGGCTCAAAGGGGAATGCTGTTGTGCTTGAAAATCAAGTGCTCATAGATTGCGGGATCAGTTTCAAGGCATTGCGCCATGTGGTGCGCAATCTGCGGCTTGTGCTTCTTACCCACATTCACTCCGACCACTTTAATCCTACGGCAATACGGCTGCTCGCAGAGGAAAGACCTGCCCTGCGGTTCGGATGTGGAAAGTGGCTGGCAAATGACGTTCTCAAATGCGGAGTGCCGGCAAGCAATGTGGATGTTCTGTGTGAGCGGATTTCATACGGATACGGGCTATGCAATGTTATTCCGGTTCGCCTGCATCACAACGTTCCAAACTTCGGGTATAAGGTGTTTTTCCCGCATGGCAAGGTGTTCTACGCGACCGATACCAACAACCTGAATGGCATTACTGCGAGGGACTATGACCTGTACTTGATAGAGGCGAACTACGTTGACGAAGAAATCCAGCAGCGTATAGCAGCAAAAAAGGAAACTGGCGAGTACCCCTACGAGTATCAGGTGTTAAAAAACCATCTGTCTAAGGCCAAGTGCGATGACTTCATATATCGGAATATTGGCAGGAACGGCATGTATGTATATCTGCACACGCATTTAGGCAAGGAGGAAAGCGATGAAAGGCCGACTGATTGATTTATCCTTAGGGCTTAATCGCAAACAGCGAATAACCATCGAGGTTGACAGCGACTTTCGCGAGAAATACGAACGTCTCAAGGATACCGAACTGGATATTGAAATCAAGAAGCACCGCGAGATACGGTCCAAGTCGGCCAATGCCTATTTCCATGTACTTGTCAATAAAATTGCGGCAGAGGGGGGCGGGAGCGACGATGCCGTGAAAAAGCGGCTGGTCTGCGAATATGGCGCTCTGGCGAAAGACGAGGACGGCCTGACCGTGGGATTTAAGCTCCCCGCCTCCGTGAATGTCGATACCATTTATCCCTATGTGAAGTGCTTTGATAGCCGGGAAGAGGGCGGCAAACTGTTCAACTGCTATTTGGTCTACAAGCAAACCCGCTATATGGACAGCAAGGAAATGGCGCGTCTGATTGATGGAGCCATCGAGGTAGCGCAGGAGATGGGGATTGAAACGGATACCCCAGAACAGCTTGCCAAGTACAGAGAGGAATGGGGGCGCGCATGAAACCCTTTGCACACTCCTATGGAACTGACGATTATCCAACGTGTTTTCTGTGTGGGCGCAATGGCATCAGCGATCCGCTGCATCGGCACCATGTATTCGGAGGGACAGGTGGAAACAAAAAGCACTCCGAGAAATACGGCGCCATGGTCTATCTGTGCAGCCATCGTTGCCATAACGGAGCAAAAACCTCTGTACATAAAAACGCCGAGCGCATGGATGAACTGCATCAATACTGGCAGCGGCGGCTAATGGAGGAAAACGGTTGGAGCATCAAAGACTTTAGAGCCATATTTGGCAGGAACTATTTGGACGAAGGAGACCTGTAAAATGCGCAAGGTGTATTGCCCATACTGCGGTAATCAAGCGGAATACGTAGACAGCGAAGCTATCTATGGACGCAGTTATGGAATGGTCTATCTCTGCCGCCCGTGTGATGCCTATGTAGGCGTTCACAAAGGAACCGATAAGCCGCTTGGCAGGCTTGCAAACGCTAAGCTGCGGCGGTGGAAACAAGCAGCTCATGCGGCATTTGACCCGCTATGGCAAACCGGCCGGTATCGTGGAAAGCGGAACAAGGCTTATCGCTGGCTGGCTAAGCAGATGGGCCTCTCGGTAAAGGAAACCCATATCGGCATGTTCGATGTGGATAAGTGCAAAAGAGTAATTCAGATTTGCAAGGAAGGAAACGTGAACCATGAAAAACAAACCTTTTGAAATTATTGAAACCACAGAGGAGCGCGATATCACCACCCTCCTTACAGACTATGACCACGTCTGTGTCTCCAATGAAGAGTATGCGGATCTGGTGAAAGCAAGAGTATCGCTCGATGTCCTCAAGAACCTGTATGTGACTTTTGATAGCTATGACTACGAAAAGGTGCTCCGCGCATTTTTCGGAGAGAAACCGAGGAAAGACGATGCTTAACCACATCGCCATCATGGGACGCCTGACCCGCGATCCAGAACTTCGCAGCACAAACAGTGGAACAGCAGTAGCAACGTTCACCCTTGCGGTTGACCGCGACTATAAGGGCTCGGACGGAGAAAAGCAGACGGATTTCATCGAGTGCGTAGCCTGGCGCTCAACAGCCGAGTTTATATCCAAGTATTTCAGCAAAGGTCGTATGGCCGTTGTGGTGGGCGCTCTCCACTCCCGCAAGTGGCAGGACAAGCAAGGAAACAATCGCACCACTTGGGAGGTCAAGGTTGACAATATCTATTTTGGTGAGAGCAAGCGGGAAAGCGATGGGAGCGCACAGTATCAGTCTACGCCGGGCAATCCTGCGCCTGCCTCCCAGCCGTCTGCGTACGATGGATTTGAGGAAATAGAAGATGAAGATTTGCCGTTTTAATCGGTCAGGGCGGCGAGCAAGGCTCCGGATATACGGATGCAGGATTGGAGGTGTAGGAATGGCATGGATCGCCGTGCATGAACAAATAAACGGCTCAAAACTCAGGGAGCTTAGAAAGAAGGTGGATTGCTCCAAGTGCGAGGCTATCGGCATACTGGTGAGCCTATGGCTATGGGGCATAAACAACGCAGACCCATCCGGGGAGATAAGGGCGGCTGACCGTGAAGATATAGCGGACATGCTTCAAAACGATATTTCGCGCAAGAAGTCGGCTATGGCCGTAGTGGAAGCCCTCATATCAACAGGGTGGATAGATGAAATAGATGGTACGCTCTACATTCACGATTGGGGAGAATGGCAAGAACAATGGTACAAAGCCCTCGCCCGCAGGGAGAAAGACCGTCAACGGAAACGGGAGGGAAACGCCCCGGAAACTCCTTCGGATTTCCGTGGAGCATCTTCGGAAACTCCGCAGGATTTCCACGGAAAATCCATGGAAACTCCGCAGGAACTTCCAGAGAATATCCCCGGAGATTCCGGCGCAACCGTAACCGTAACCGTAACAACACCGTCACCTATACCTATACAAGACCAAGGGGGGGATATACCCCCCTCACCCCCCGATGCGAGCGCACCCGCCCCGGCTGTGCAGAAAAAATCAAGGCGGCGTAACCCATCCAGCCTATCCAAAGCGCAAGAAGCCCGGTTTAACCGCTTCTGGGACGCCTATCCCCGGAAAGAGAGCATTGGAAACGCAGAAAAGGCATGGGCAAAGATCAACCCGGACGATGCGCTCACAGAGAGGATCATCGAGGCGGTCAAAACGGCAACGAAAAAAGATGACCGCTTCCGGGAGCGCAGATACACGCCGCACCCGGCTACGTGGCTCAATGGGCGCGAGTGGGAGAACCAGTTTGCAGATGAACAAGGCAATCAGCACGAAAAGGAGGTGCAGCAGCATGCGAGCGCAAAGCGCGAATACTCAGGAGCCGGGTTTAAGAAAAGCCTGTGATGGGATTATCAAGTCCTGCGAGAATTACGGCGAGGCCGAAACCCCTCCACCGGCGCCAGAAGCATGTTCCCATTGCGGGAAAACGCTGTATTGGACTGGGCTCAAGCACGATGGCGTTGTGAAAGTGTGGCTTTACCTTGAGCGGTGCGATTGCGCCGCGGCGGTGGCCGAGCGGGAGAAACGGGAACGGGAATACCAAGCCGAGCAAAAGGCTAAAGAGATCGAGGCGGCAAATCGGCGCAAGATGATGCGTATTGAGAGGCTGATCGGCAAATCAGGCATGGGTACTCGGTTTCAGCGAAGGACTTTTGAATCCTATGTCTGCTCTACCGTGGAGCAGAGCGCGCGGTACAAAGAGTGCAAAGAGTATGCCGATAATTTTGACACCTACCTCGCGGACGGGACAGGGCTTTTCCTTGCCGGCAGCGTTGGCACCGGGAAAACCCACTTAGCTGCGGCCATAGCAAACAAGCTGCTCCAGAGCGGCGTTCCCGTAATCTTTCGGACAGCCATTGATATGTTTCTCGACATTCGGAGGTCTTATTCCGGCGAAGTAAGCGAAAGCGATGTGCTTAATGAGTACAAGACTGTGCCGCTGCTGGTCATTGATGATCTGGGCAAGGAGAAGATGACGGAATGGGCTGCGTCTACACTGTATGGCATCGTCAATGCCCGGTACGAAAACATGAAGCCCATTATTGTCACCACAAACTTTACAAGCAAAGATCTGCTTGAATCTTTAGGCGATGAACCGACCCGCGCCCAGGCTATTCTTTCCCGGCTCATGGAAACCAGTGTGTATCTGTCTATGCAGTGGGCGGACTATCGAGTAGGCGGTGATGGCAATGCGTAAGAAACGCTTTGGCGCTCGAACCATTTGGCGAATTATCGAGATCGTGGGCGTAACTACGGCAACCGTAGTCCTGTTCCATCTCGCCAAGGATGCGGCTTTTGCCGAGCGTGGATATGAGGCCATAGGCGGAGAATACTGCGTCCTGCTTCTCCCCTTGTTCTGGATAGCTGGCAAAAAGATGCTCAAGGATTTTGTAAGCATGTTGGTTTACATCAGGGAGGCTCGCGATGAAGATTAAGTTTTCCGTTCTGGGAGAGCCGCAGGGCAAGGGGCGTCCACGATTCCACAGGTTGCCGAATGGCTCTGTTGGCACCAGTACACCAGAGCAAACCGTTCTTTATGAGAACCTTATCGTCACCGAATACAGGAGACAATGCGGGAGCGAAAGGTTTGGCGACAAGGATTGTATCTATATGCGTATCATCGCCTATTATGCCATTCCTGCCAGTACATCGCAGAAAAAAAGGCGCGAAATGGAAAGCGGCTTGCTGCGGCCGATAAAGAAACCGGATGTGGACAATCTCGCCAAGGTCGTATGTGACGCTTTGAATAAAATCGCGTATCGGGATGACGCTCAGGTGGTGGATGCTCAGGTCAGCAAGTATTACTCGGATCAGCCTCGTATAGAGGTCATCATGCAAAATGCAAATTAAGGAGGATTGCACTATGAAAAACAAAGGACATGCGCTTAACCTGCAAAGCGACGCCTTCAACGCTTTCAAGACGGATTTTAATTCCCTGCTCAAAAAAACCATATACACCATGGAGCAGAAAGAGGGCGAGGTTGCGAAAATCAGCGCAACATTCAAAATCTCGCTCACCAAAGACATGGCTCCGGATCCGCAAATCACGGCGTATGCTGCCGAACGGGAAGTAATCATTCCCAAAATCGAGCACAAGCTCAAAAGCCTTATACAAATCCAGGACGAGCGGTCTGGCGTACTCGGCGGCGAGAAGTACGAAATGGTATGGGACAAAAAGCTGGGCGAGTACGTTATACGCGAAATCAAAGACGGTCCTACCCTGTTCGATTACATGAACGATGATGACGAGGATGATGACTTTGACGAGGACGAGCAGGAGCATGTGGCCGAGGACGGTATTCAGGAAACCGACAAATGCGCGGCCGAAGCTGATGGCACCTGCAAAATCGTGGAGAACTGCGGCGTATGCTGCCGGGATTGTGATGACCCGCAAAACTGCCTGAACATCTGCGAGCAGTATGAGCATAGGGCAAACGCCATTGACGTTGACAGCACCCCGGAGCTGAGCGCACCGGCAGAAACAGAGGGCAGCATCGAGTGAAGGGCAATGTACATCAAAGGTGTATCCGGGCATGGGCCCATGCCCGGAACACCCTTGGAGAATGGAGGTAAGCGTGGCTCAAAAGTATCCCAATATCGAATTGTACAGAAAGATCAACACATTCAGGAAAAACGGCATAAGGAAAAATGGTATAGGGAGAGAAATCAGCACCGCGATATATGTGACCTATGAAGGAGCGCGCATAGGGCGGCTTACATACCGCGAGGGAAATACTTGGAATCCGAAAGGATATACAGCAACGTACTTTTGCAAT